GCGGCAGGGGCAGCACGGCACCTTGGCCGTCTGTGACATCCGGGTTGACCTCAAGGTAGGGCCAGTTGTTGGTGTTGGCCGTCTTCCACTTTTCTTCGTAGCCTTCAAACTGGCCGCCGTAGCCAATGAACGGTGCCTTGGGGGCCAGCGCCAGCATCTCGGCTTCTTGACTAACCCAATAGTTGTACATACGCTGGGCATCTTTGGCATTTCGCACCAAGCCCGACACGTACAGGCGGCCATCCACCTCAAACTCGTTGCCGACAATCCGAATCACGGGAATCCACTTACCTGCCCACTCGCGTTCCTCAAGAATCTCGTAGCCGTTGATCTTGCAGTACTTGACCCGTGGACGGTCTGACTCACGGGACCGCTTGGGTTTGCCGTAGACCGCCCGAAGTTGCTTGTCCTCGGGCGTGCCGTCAAACGCCGTGGCGTTGCCGGGGTACAGGTTCAGCGTGGTGCGGTCGTAGTCGATGTAGTAGTAATCCGCGATGCGGATGGTGTCCTCATTGAGCCAGTTGCTGATCGACTGGTCACCCACGCCCAACGACTGAAGGGTCGTAATGGGCGCTGCATCGGGATACATGCGCTCATAGTCTTCTTTGGACACGTCTTCCGTGATGAAGCACCACTTGGCATCTGCACCCGTTGGGTCTTGGATCGTGGGGTCCATGTAGACCGAGAAGCTGTTACGCACCCGGCCAATCTTGATGTCTTGATCAAACGTGTTGTCGTCGCAGTACTCGGTCAGCAAACGCAGGTAACCCTCGCCGTAAGCCACTTGGTTCTCGCAGGCGGTGTCATAGGCAACATCAGCGTCCGAGATGTACTCGATGTGGCGAATCATGCCGTTGAACACCTCGGCCACGTCCACATCGGCCTTGTCGTCTACGGGGATTACCTTGGCACCAGGACGATTTTGCCGCTGGTCGTTGGTAACTTGGCGAACGTGCTGCGGCAGCTTGTTGATCGTGAGGCAAGGGCGGGCGTTAATCGTCTGACCCTGTACCGCGCCACGGGTTGCCAGCACATCAGCGGGCCATTGCCAGTGGTTGTCCGGGCTTCCGGCGTAAAACTTTAGGTCGTCGATCTCATCTTCACGCGACTCAGACAGTGCCGACATGGCAAGGTCAAGACGAGACCGGGCCTGCGCCAAGATGCCCGAGTTGCTCTTGTCAGGCTTGCCACCTTGGGCAACGTAGCCTGCGGCAGCGATGCCGGTTTGATCAGCCATTGAGGACTCCTAATACGTGAGGCTCGCGCATGACGACATATTCTTTGCCACCATGCTTGAATTCCTGCCCCACGCCAAAATAAAGATGGTCCCCGACTTTCAATTCCTTGCAGTCAGGGCCAGCAGACACGACTATGCCAGTTTCTTGCTTTTCTGTCGAAAGTAGCTCAAACATGGCGTGTTTTTCGACATCCACCTCGATGATGAGGCAGTTTTGCATCGCTTTGAGTGTCATGACCCCATCCATCCGGTTGATACCGCACCCCGATCTCTGCTGATCGTGCGCGTTGTGTTACGAGAATTGTACTCCGCACGGCTTGCCACGGGAAACGCAAAGGTCACGGCCAGCGCATCGGCAGCGTCTGGAGAGGCCAGCCCTCGGGACTTCATTTCTTTCTTACCCTCCAAGAAGATGGTGCCCGCCGAGTTGGGCTTCTTCATCGGACCCACAAGGTCGTTCTTCAGTGACCTGTCCATCGGCAGCGATGCTGTCTTGAGCCAGTCGCGCATGGCACCCCACATCTCGGCACGCTTGTTGCCCCACATGATCGGGTTCTTGGCTTTCCACCCGAAGTTCACCCCGCGCACCTTGTACCGCTGCTCCGTGAGCCGGTCAAGGATGCCGTAGCCCAGACCACCCTCGTCAATCACCGTGAGCACGGGCTTGAACTCCTCAATGGCATCAATAACGTGCCCCACCACGCTCATGGTGTCCTCACCTTTGAGCCGTTTGATCGAGATCACGTCACGCCCTTGGCGCACAAGGATCACGGTGCTGTCCATGCCGCCCCGCGCAGGGTCTACGCCGATCACGATGGGTGCGCTCATGTCTTTCCAACGCTCCCGCTTGAACGCATCCTCCACCACCACGGGCGATATGAACTGGTCTTCACCAGCAGCCGGGAACTCACCGTACACCTCAACCCGCGCTTGTATGGAGTCTTCCCCGTACTCGGCGATGATCTGGTCATAGACCGCTTTGTCAGTACCCTCAACTGTCCTGGCGTCAATGATCTCTCCGTCCCAGAAGTCCCGCTTGCCGTGGAACGTCTCAAAGAAGTACCCCGTGTTGCGCCGAGGGTTGGAAAACGCGAACCAATACCTGTCCAGAATCTTCTCGGTAAAAAAGCCCGAGGCCACTGACCAAATCCCATCCGGGATGCCGCTGGCCTCGTCGAAGATGACCATCATGCCGTCATGGTTGTGTACACCGGCATACGAGTCGGGGTTCTCCTCGCTCCACAGCTTACCTTCGGCAGACCAGTACCGAGTGCCCTTCTTCAAGTCCCGCTCAACCAAGTCAGTCAGCCACGCAGCAGGCACCAGCTTCGTGGCCGATGGCTCCCACCAGTGCGAGTTGATGCTCATGGTGGCCCACTTGGTCAACTCACCCCATGTGACCGTTCTCAACTGGTTCTCGCTGTTAGCCGACACGATCACGCTTGACCCTATCCGAGTGGTCAGCATCCACAGGATCAGCCAGCTCACCAGAGCCGACTTCCCGATCCCCCGGCCCGATGAGACTGAGCGCCGCAGGGCGTCCATGTCTACTTTGCCCCGGTTCGCCTTAATGTGCTCCGCGATCCTGCGCAGCGTGCGCCGCTGCCACGCCCGTGGACCCTTGAAGTGTTCGAGTGGGGTGTTCTTCTGCCCCCAAGGGAACGCAAACAGGACAAACGTCTCAGGATTGTCAGCGACCTGTGGACTCCACAACTGAGTCATCAGGGTCTGCTCCTCATCAGGGGAGTAAATGGGCTTCTGCATCAGGTGTTGTCCAATCTGGGGGTCACATCAATCACATCACCCAAGTCAATCACCCGGGCCTGGGCCGCTGCCAACGCTCCCGTGATGCTGATCCCACCGGTCATCTCAATGCTGGTGGTGGCTCCGTACTTTTTCCGATTGTGGGCTCCCATGAGCCACTTGCGAGTGTCGATCTTGAGCCGTGACCGGTTCACATCCTCCAACGAGTCATCGGCATCGGCAATCTCGATGATCTCCCCGGCCATGAACTCGGTACGCATCTCTTGGGCTTCGTCAAACAATTGCCTGCGAGTGGGGTCTTTCTTGATCCACCGGTAGAAGTCGTTGTAGTCGATCTCACGCTGGTCATCCCGCAGCACTTGGGACAGCGACTTGCCGTGAGCAATCGAGTCGATGGCACGCATGAACACCTGCTCATACTGAACAAGTACGAGTGCTTTGCCCTCAGGCGATGGTTTAGGAGGCGCGGGTTCCAGCCAGTCTGGTAGCAGTGTGTCATCTGCGCCTACGGATTGGGGATGTGATGTGTCCATAGTGGCAATAGGGTAACACAAACGGTTCTGGAAAGTAAGTGAACCTATGGGAACCCACTGGGTCTAGGTGTCACTGAAAAATTTGAAAAATTTTGTCTGATACCTCCGTTACCGTGACCCTCGCCGCGTCGGCCCCACCCCCTCCCCCTCGGACTCAGGCGACACCCGGCACCAGGGCAGCAAGGTTAGTGAGCACTGACTAACTTAACCCAGTGGATCAGGTGACCCAGTGAATCAGGCGCTGCCAGGGCAAAACCCAGTGGATCAGGTGACCCAGTGGGATCAGTGAGCCATTGACCCAGTGGGTAAATGAGAATGATTCTCATTATCGTTGACAACTGCGACTCCGCGCGGGCGCGATGATTCCAGATAAAAACTATCCGTGATTCCCGGTTAACCCACAGAACCTTTAGAACCCAGCGAAACCTTGGCCCAATGCTCACATCCGATGGCTGACACCGTTTAACCCTGTGACAAAATGTCAGTCTCTTACATAAACGCTGTTTAAATAAAACAATTACTTAGTAGGAATTTCATTTACAATGCGTTTGTGTAGGAACCCGACGAAATGTCACACTGACGAGGATGACCCAATGAAACCGTTTGATGATGAATTGATGTACGCAGCTTTAGAGAGATATCACTTTGAACGTGAGTCAGGTAGCTTTTTCAAGATCGTGCGAGACATTGACGACAAGCCCGTAATCACGGGAAAGTTTGCAGGCACTAACACTCCCAATGGCATTAGGCTGACTGTCAACAATCGGCATGTCATGGCGCATCATTTGGCATGGCGCATCTTTCGAGGGGAGTGGCCGATTGCCAGTGTGAAGTTCTGGAATCACAATCCAATGGATTGCAGGGACTCAAACTTGTACTCACCTCAGGAACCAAAGAAGATTAAAAAGAAGGCTCATAAGGAGTCAGCGGCCAAGGTTGACTTTCTGAAGTCTATCGGCATCACCCGCGACTCTATTCAGCGCGCCATGTTAGATCGCATCAGGCGCGAAGAAGGCGACAAAGCATATATTGAAGCCATGCACATGATGCAAATGATTGACGATGACCAAAAAGCCCGGATGCTTTTCGAACTTAGGGAAAACACTTAAAAGAATTGTGCAAACCCAGTGGGTTAAGTGATACACTATACCCACTGGGTCAAACCAGTCAATGTAACCAGTAACCTTGAAAGACACCATGAAACAAGTTATCTTTGCCGTTCTTATCGGCCTAGCGCTGTGCGCCCTCGTTCTCCACGGGCTTGATGCCTTGTTCATGTGATAACCCAGCCGATAGCCTCTCGGGGCTATCGGGTGAGCATCCCGCCCACCGTGTAACCTGTAACCTTGAAAGAATGTAACCATGTCAACTCGAATCACCCGCGCTCATCTCGACGCAAAAGCCGACACCCTCAACCGCATGACTAACTCGCCCGTCGAGTCCTCACGCATGGTTGACGGCAAATGGACCGCCAACGTGGGCAACTATCACATAAGCGAGGCATACGGCGGTTACTGCCTGCATCGCATGGTCAACGAATCGGGTGGTGTCCGTGATGTGTTCTCATGCGGCCATGTTCCCGCCCGTGAGCTGGCCGGGTTGATGTCGGCCTACATGGCCGGTCTGTATGACGCTGCACGCATCAGCGCATGAAGGGGATCACTATGACACGCTACCAACTTACCTGCCTGCGCAATCAAGTGCACATCGTCGGCCCCACTATCCGACGCCTTCAACGCGCAGTAGAACACCACTACAAGCACCGACACGACGGGCGCGGCTTCAAGGTTGTCAAAAGCTGGATTGATGAGCTACGCAGCGCCGACCGGGCCAGCGGCTACAGTGCAGCCGTTGCACTACTCGCTGAGTTCGACAATGTTCACGACGATGACCACGGCTTGACCCGTGCCGACTTGCAACAGTTTTACGGGCCATCGGTCCGTGTTTAAGGGGAACCCGAATGAACCTTTTAACCCTTGAATCGAGCGAAGCCGAGCGCATCGCATACGCTGAGGGGTTCGCCTTGGCCGCTGAACTGTTCAAGCGCATCGACGACCTACAGTCTGAGCGTGACGCCCTCAAGCGTGAAAACGACATCCTGATTGACCAGCTGCACGACTTGCAATTGAAGGGAAACTACTCATGACATGGCCGTTCCCTCCCCCATCTGGCCCCGTGCCTTGGACCCCTGAGCAGGTCAAGCGACACGCTCGGGAGACACGCGAAGCCCTACCCCCTGCGCCCTTCGTGAAGGAGCTTGCATGACTGCCCTGATTGCCTTGGCCGTTGTCGCCATCATCGTAGCTGCATGGGACAGTTGACCCGCGCCGCATAACCTCATCGCCCTTGAGAAGCCCTCAGGGGCTTTTTTAACCCTGACCCTATGCAACCCCTATGACCGAACCAAAAGCCCCTCAAAACCCCCAATTTATGGCCGCCTTGGCCGCCCTTGTCACGCGCCACCAGTTGACCGAAGCCCAGGCGGCTGGACTAATGGGTGTCCCCGTGTTCACCCTCCGTAAATGGTGCAATGGCACCAGGGCACCGAATGCCGCGGCTGTTCGCTTGCTGGAGGTGCTGGACATGCTGAATGCCTTCGCCCCTGCCCTGCTGGCGGGCCTTATTCCTGCTCCCACATCGAAAGCGAAACCATGAACCCGTTTGACCACTTTGACAAATTGTTTGGTGACTTGAAACTGTCGCCCGATGACGCTGCCCTGTACCTGTTCCTTGCCGGCTGGAACAGTGCCCTTCGGGAGATGGCCGCGCATGTTAAGGCGATGCCGTTTGAGAAAGACACCCAGGACAGCTTCGCCGTGTATTTTGAGCGTCAGGTAATTGACGTGGAGGCGATGAGCAAATGAAACCTTGCACCATGTGCCACCGTGACCGACTGCCCGAGGGCGGGGTACAGATGACCCCTGCCAAATGGTTTTGCCAATCGTGCTGGCTCAAGTTCAGCTTGAACCGGAAATAAAAAAGGGGCCACTGGCCCCTTTTTCAATCCAGCAACTCAGCCCCATGTGTGCGGGGCTTTTCTTTTGTAGACAACCTGTAGATGTCGTTCAGCTGGCGCTGCTTCGCCTCAATCACTGCTTTGCGATGCTCTTTGAACTGCACCGCCAGGGCGGGGTTGATGGCCCACTGGGCGTGGTGCTGCGCCTCTTTGCTGCCGTCATCCATTCGCATGACCCATCGCCCCTGCTCAAGCGGGTACATGGCCCCGTAGATCATTTGATCCTGCTGCCACACGTTGGTTTTCTCGATCTGCCTGCGTGCTGATCGTTTGATCTCGGCCATCGTGATGGTCGGCTCATCAGCGTGCTGGATGATGTGATCACGCAACCAGGTGTCAAAGTTGGACGACCCCGACAGCTCTGTCAGGGCGTAGCGGTACGCCGGGACCACGTAGTCTTTGACCATCTCAATGACCCGTTGGGCAATGCTTGCGGATACCGTTGCACCGAAGGGCGACTCAATCAGGTGGAACATGAGCATGAGCCGCCCGGTCAGACCCTCGATCTTGCCGAAGGCAGTCATGAAAGTGTCGTCTGATTGCAACAGTCTCTCATCGTGGCGCTTGGCGTCATACCAGTCTTGGAACTCTTGGAACAGCGCCTTAGCCTCGGGCGACAGTTGGTAGGTCATCGGAGGCAGGGCGTAGACGATGCGAAGGGTTTGTTCCCACTGGGTCTTATTGAGCAGGTAATCGGGGATCTCTACGGGCTTGCGGGTCAGGTCACCATTGAGAATACACGGCACAAACCGTTGCACCAGTCCATCGGCTGACAAGTTACTTAGGCTCTCACGGAACACACGGGGTTGAATGTTGCCGTAGATGCTGACGGCCAGATTCTCTGCAAAGATCGACCCGCTGCCCACGCGGTCCATCTCGTAGCTGCTGGATTCGTAAGCCTTGACCCAGGCGCTGCGGTCCTCGCCACTGGTCTTGTCTGTCAGCTTGCGAACCCATGAGTTCATCTCGTCCAAGGCGCACAGTAACCCTCTGGGTCTGTCTGCTGCCAAGCGCACCAGCTTCTGACTGGTCACGTCATCCACCGTAATCCGCAGGGGCACGGGTTGAGGCGGGAGGTCGTGGACCTGTGGTGCCTGATCGCCTGAGAGCATCGCCTCGGGACTGGCGGAGAACTCGAGGAAAGCTTTTTTACTGCTGGCAAACATGGCCTCTTGACCCTCCCATGCCAACAGTTCCTTGGCGTGGTGTGGTCGGTCTTCAAGCTCTAGGTGCTTCAGAGGTGCCAACATGGGCGCTGATCCGGGGGTCTTCTTGTCTGCTGGTGCCCCGATCGTCATGAGCCACAGCACCGGGGGCACTTTGAAGTCCTTGATGAGTTCGAGTCTGCTGCGTGCATCAACAACACCACACACCGCCGCCAGACCAGCGAACAGGGGCACCAGCGGGTCACATCCCACCGTCTGCCCGACCTCCTCAGCCCTGCGGGCCAGCACCGCAGGCCACAGGGCCACATCCATCATCGGTGGCCTTGGTCGCAGGTCAACGATAACGGACTTTGGGTCGGCGGGNGCCTCTACGGCTTGGAACATGGCCGTGATGTCGGGCGCTGGCCGGGTCCACCCGTACGACTTGGCAATGTGAAACAAACTGCCCAGCTTGACCGCTGTGGTCTTGTCGTTCCTGAAGCTCGTCCACTGGCCGATGATCTCCTTTTGTCCAGGGTACTTGGCCGATGGGGTTGACCAGTCGTTCCAGAGGGTCAGCGCCTGGTCGAGTTGGTTGGTCTGGTCCCCTGCCCACTTGAGCGCCATGCCCACGGTGACCCACTCCTCACGGGAGCAGTTGGGGCTGATGACCTCAAGGGCTGACTGAATCTCGGACCATGAGGCGTTCACCGAGTCAACGGTGTCAATGGATCGCTCTTTGTCCTGCCCAAGCATCCCTTGCCACAAGTTGAGCAGAACATCGGGGATCAGGGGTAGGCGGGTCCAGTGGCCCTTACCTGCCCATCGGTAGGGTTGAAGCGTGTCGGGGTGGATGCTTGGGGGCAGCACGTCCTGCACCGTCAGACCGTTGGCCGTGGCGCAGCGCAGCTCGTAGGTGGTCTCTCCTGCTGTGATGATCTTCTTGGATGGCAGCGCCAAGCCATCGGGCATACGGTACAACAGCTTACCGTGCCCTGCCCTGCCCGAGTCGATGATGACCGCATCGTTGGCGTCATAAAGGGATTGGATGTCGATCCCCTGCAAACCCAGCACCATTGTCGTGACATCCCAATTGTCGATGTCAAGTGCCATCGTGCCGCTGTAGGCGTGGGCCAGACCGATACCGAAGCCAGATGGTAAATCGCCCTGAGAGGTCAGGGCGTTGTGTTTCAGGTTCCACCCAGGTGTGCGTGGCCCCTTGGTGCCGGACGGGATGGGTACAAGTGACCATGCGTGTCGGATGTAGGCATCAATGGATGCAGGATGCGCTTGTACTGTGGGAACCGCTGTCATAAAATCCTCTTGCTGGTGGATGCCAGTTTCTTCATGGGTGTTTCTCCTTTAAAGCCCCGGTCTAACCACCGGGGCTTTTCTTTTTGCGAAATAAATTTCAAACTGTTGCACAATCGTATCACAGTGATGTACACTTGCGCCCAATGGTTAAGGAATTTATTCATGTCACAACCCAAATCAGCGTTCATGACTGTCCGAGTGACAGACAAGACGCGAACCAAATTTCACGCCAAGGCATCAAAGCTCGGAACCCCGAGCGAAGTGCATCGTGAAATCGTCGAGGCGTTCGTTGAAGATCGCCTCACAATTCAACCGCCTGTAATCCGTAACCCTCTGGAGAAACTTTATGTCACTCGAACTCAAAATTGAAGCACTGACTCAAGCCGTCATTGCCCTGACTGCCAAAATTGAAGGCATCAATGTAACCGCTGCCGCACCTGTTGCACCAGCACCCGCACCCGTGGTACAAGCGGCACCTGTCCCCATGCCGGGCGATAAGGTTACTCTGTCAATGGCAGCGCCTGCCCCCGCTCCCGTGGCCGCTCCAGTTGTTGCCCCTGCCCCCGTGGCCGCTGCACCAGCGATGCCAGCGCCTCCCTCATTCATTGCCCCTGCCCCCGTGGCAGCACCTGCACCCACTGGCGCACCGTTTACTGACGGCAAGGGTCTGATTGACTATGTAATGAGCGCATACAAGGCGCTTGGCCCTCAAAAGGGTGCCATGATCCAGAACGTGCTGGTGAATCTGGGTTACCAGAACATCAACGATGTGAAGCCCGAGCACTATGGTCAGTTGTTCGCTGGTGTTGAAGCCTTGAAGGCTTGATCATGAGCGCCCACGCCATGCTGTCCCCCTCGAAGCGCAGTCGTTGGGCCTTGTGCCCCGGCAGCATTCGAGAGGAGGCCAAGTACCCCGACACCGGCAGCGGCCCTGCCGCTGTTGACGGCACACACTCGCACACGCTGCTGGAGCACTGCATCAAGAACGGCTTGTCGGACCCAATGGATCAGGTAGGGGAAACCTTCACCGATCATGAGGGTACGTTCAAGGTAGACGCTGACCGTGCTGCACGGGTCAAGACTGCCATTGATTACATCCGTGAGCGTTCAATGAACGGCCTGTTCCCGGTCATCTCTGAGCAAAGGGTGGACCCTGAGTATCTGCTGGGTCGCAAAGACCTGTCGGGTACTGTGGACTGCCAGATTATTGGTGATGACTGGCTTGAGTTGATCGACTACAAGGACGGCATGGGGGTAGTGAGCGCCGAGGGTAACTTGCAGCTTGAACAGTACGCCTACGGTGTGCTGGCCGGGTACAAGCTGCCCCACAACGTCACCTACCCGTTTAGCACCGTTCGCATGACGATCATCCAGCCCAAGCTGGCGCTGCGCGGAATGCCGCCAATCACTTCTTATGAGGTGCCGGTGCGTCACTTGATGGCAACAATGGGTACAATCATTGTTCAAGCTGCTGCGACTGATCGACCAGATGCGCCGCTTGTACCGGGCGAAAGTCAATGTAAATTTTGCCGTGCCAAGGGTTCATGCTCTGCACTGGCGAACAACGTAATGAAGGAGGTCGGAATCATGTTCCAGCCTGTTGTAACCCAAACGCTCGATGTTGCACAACAAAGTGCAGACAAAGATCCATCCGCGATGGACGATGCCCAGATCGCTCAGATCATGGAAGCCGCCCCCTTGATGCGCCAACTCCTCGAAGGTGTGGAGAAGGAGGCACTGCGCCGTATGCAGGCGGGTCAGGTTATCCCCGGTTTCAAGCTGGTCAACGGTCGAGGTTCCCGTGCTTGGGCGCTGCCCGAGGAGGAGATGGCCGAGAAGCTCGTAAAGATGGGCATCCCCAAGGGCGCTGTCTACGAGACCAAACTCGTTACCCCAGCCAAAGCGGAAAAGCTCACATGGACCAAACGTGACGGCACAGCGGTGCAACTGACCGAGCGACAACTCAAGCGCATGGAGCAGGAATACGTGGTCAAGATGGCCGGTAAACTGACCGTGGCTCACGAATCTGACAGCCGACCCGCTGTCGTCACCAATGCTGCGCCGCTGTTCAGCGCAGTAGAGGCAGCACCCGCTGCCGAATCCCTGCCCTCGTGGCTTCTGTAAACCTGAAAGGTAATTGTTATGTCCGAAATCGTTTTCCTGTCGAATGTCCGACTCTCGTTCCCCCACCTCGCTGAACCCCAGAAGCAGATCAACGAGCAGACTGGTAAGGAGCGCATCTCCTACAACTGCGAGTTCATCATGCCCCAAGACCATGCAGGGTTCCAGCAGTTCATGGCCCGCTATGGTGCTCTGGCACTGGAAAAGTGGAAAGAGCACGCCCAGACTGTCATGGGCATGATCCAGAATGATCGCAAGACCCGCTGCTTTGGCCGTGGCGAGGAGAAGATCAACAAGAAGACCTTCCAGCCGTATGACGGCTACGCTGGTCATGTGTTCATCACCGCAGGTCGGGATTCTGCGCCGCAGATGATCCAAGCTGATGGCGCACCCATCGACCCGAGCAACACGATGGCCTATCAGCAACTGGCCCGCAAGATGTACGGTGGCTGCCGTGTCAATGCCGCCATCAAGCCTTGGCCTCAAGACAACAAGCATGGCCGTGGTATCCGCTGCGACTTGATCGCTGTTCAGTTTGCCGGTGATGACACTGCTTTTGGTGAGGGTGCTGTGGACGCATCAAACCTGTTCGGCGCTGTGGCCGGCGCTCCTGCTGGGTTTGGTGCTGTGGCTGCACAAGGCGCACCTTTTGGTGCCAACC